AATTTACTTAGAGAATGTTATGACATATGTACAAAGAACAAGATTATTAACCTTCGAGATATGGAGGAAGTAAAGGAACATGCACTTAAATTAAATACAGTGCTATAGTGGTATGGAATACAGTAATGTCGCAAGACAGTTAGTGTTCCTTTCCACTAATTAAAGCTGTACTCAGTAGCAGAATAGAGTGCAGGGAGAACCTGCAACAGGTGATAACCTCAATGAATGTCAACAATCAACCCATAGTGAACACTGCTACACATACCATTTTGGAGTAACCCCCAGCGGAACACCAACAGAAGTGAGCGAGGTGATACTGGACACCGAGTGAACTGATGGCAGGTGTGGGCAGGGGGAATACGACTACTATAAAACAATACAGAAAGGATAAACTATGTGATATTAATTACATATCTATGGATACAGTCTGATACTGAGGAATCGTTTGTACTGATAGCGATTTAAAATAGTAACAAGCTAATGCAATCAAGTATCAGACCTGACATAACTGTGATATAGAAGTAATGTTTTACCCTTGGGATAACCTGCGTGGTCAATCATACGAGGTTACGAGATGAGGTAAGGCCAATAACTTTGCACCAGATTATGTAACTGTGTTAGGCGGTGAGTAGAATACCTAACTATCAGACTGTACGATTAGATACTTGCAATGTTTTAAAATGAATATATAATGAAACATATGAAAGATATTGAACAACTGTTGACTGAAGCAGAAACAGGAAAAATCAATCGTTTAACAGAAAGAATTACAGAAGAAGCTATGCCGTTTTGGAATGGTATAGAAGAACGTGTTCTTGCTGGTAGACAACTTAAACCCTTTGTAGTAGCAAGACTACTCAAAGAACATTACGATATTAAAGTAAGTGAAACTGCTATACGCAATCACTTCACACATCTTTTAGATAATGCCAAGTAAAAAAGAAATAGAAAAACTTTTAGCTGAGGCAGAGTCTATTAAGATTCAAGAACTCAAAGCAGATAACCTTAGATTACTTAAGTCATTAGAAAAAGCTAAAAATAAAAAAGCTGATATGATTGACGCTGTATATGAGGCAGTTGCTACCAACCTTAGGACGTGGGATAAACCTAAAATTCCTAAACCTACACTACATAAACGTAATAAAAATGAGGAAGTTGCAGTAGCAGTACTGTCTGATGTACAGCTAGCTAAAGTAACCCCAGATTATAACACACAAGTAGCTGAAGAAAGAGTTATTGAATATGCTAATAAGATAGTTGAATTGACAAATGTACAAAGATATGCACATCCTGTCAATAAATGTGTAGTATTAGCAGCTGGCGATATCGTTGAAGGAGAACTTATATTCCCTGGTCAAACACATCTTATAGATGCTTCGTTATATAACCAAGTAACTATTGACGGACCTAGAATATTGACAAAATACTTCGACATTTTACTAGCAAATTTTGACGAAGTAGAAGTGCATTGGGTTATAGGTAATCATGGTTCACTAGGTGGACGTGCAAGAAAAGATTATCATCCAGACTCAAATGCAGATAGAATGCTAGGCAAGATAATGGATATGGTGTATGAAAAAGATAAACGAATATCATTTATTATTCCTGATAGTGAAGGCGATAATCATTGGTTTGATATTGCTGACCTGGGTGAAGGATGTAAGTTCTTCGTATGGCATGGCGATAACGTCAGGGGACATTCAGGATTTCCATGGTATGGTTTTGGTAAAAAGCTATTAGGATGGAAAGCATTAGCTAGCAGAGGACTCATGCCAGACTTTGACTATGCTATTGCAGGACACTGGCATACACCTACAACTATGTACGTTAATGACATACGTTTATGGGTGAATGGTAGTACAGAAAGCTATAACACATACGCATTAGAACAGTTAGCAAGCATGGGTAGACCATGTCAATGGCTGCTATTTGCTAAACCTAATCATGGTGTTACAGCAGAATACTTAGTAAAACTAGGTAATGTCAAATAAACATATATATAATACAGTTATGACAGATATAAATGTCAAGTCTAAATGGAAACTGTCTGGTATAGAGTACAGTGGTTTAGGAGATAAGCCATACTTTATACTAACAAATGACCAAGGTGACGTTAAGTTGCTGCCACTTGAACGTGGTGTGCATAACTTACGTAACCTATTAGACTTAGAAGAAGAATAAATTTATCTTTGCGTTCGTCACTATTGACTCTCACGCAAAGATAATATAGAGAAAGGAATGTTATGAGTAATAACGTTGACTTGCTATCCCCATTTCCACAGGAGATAGTTAGAAAAGCACCAGCTGGTAAGTTTGGTGATTACGTACCACACGCACATTATGTAGAAAGACTACGTGATAGTGGTGTTACATACACATGGGCATGTGAACCAGTGTACGGTACATACAATGGAGAGAAAAGAATAGTAGGTGCTAAAGGTACTATTACTATTGAAGGCATGGGTAGCTATGATGGGTTCGGTGATGTCGATACTTTCAAGCTAGGCAATGCTAAGTTCAACGATGGGACAAACCTCAAAGACGCTGAGTCAGATGCATTTAAACGTGCATGCATGAGATTTGGCCTTGGTGTAGAGCTATGGTCAGGCAGTAAGCAATCAGAAGAAGAAGCTACAGCAGTAGCACCTGATGGTTACACTCAAGAGATGGCCGATAAAGACGCTATGGTAGAAGTTACTAAAGTCGATATGCGTAAGAAAGAAAACAAACCTACTAAGGAAGATATTCAACGCATGAATGATATTATGGATAGTATTATTGGTGAAGACAATAGTAATACAGTTAAGAATATAATTGATACACCTACAACATCAGACGAACCACCTTTCTAATGCAAGACTTAGAATTTATAGTTAAAACTATACAGTCTATGACTGCATCAGTACAAAATAAAGAAACTCTAAACAAAATCATAGGTACTGCTAATCAATACGCTAGTACTATGAAGTTTCCTACAGATAAAACAGCTTGGACAGACGAACAGCTTGACAGGTATTTTAGTATGATAGAAAAACTTGTTGATATGCCAGTCGAATATACTCAAGATGAGTTTGATAGCTTGTCTATACAAGATAAGTTAGCAGCTGTAGGTATAGAGTCAGAAGATAAAACGTCAGGTTTACAACAACCAGGCGGATTGATTGGAGATATTGTAAACAATATGGAACAACAAAATAAATACAGAGATGACTTGAAATGTCCTTACTGTGGACAGATGGTATACGATAATCGTAACAGCAAAAAGTCAGATAAAAGTCCAGACTTTACATGCAGTACTAATGACCCTGCAGTATGTGGTGGACACACAGGCAAATGGCGTAAGTCATGGTGGCTTGATAACTCAGATATTCCTGCAGAATGGGATATCAAATGATACCAGAATACTTTAGAGGTACTAAAGTACCTGCGTATATTAAATCAAAAACACAACTTATAGCTTGGGTATTAACTGAGTTTATGGGTGATGAACCAATTAGCAATTGGGAGTTTGTGGCAGACTTACATTGCCACAGGTTTGGTGGGATAATACATAATCTTAGGCAGGAAGGTTATGAAATTACTACTTTACCTAGTAAAAAACGTGGGTTAGTACACTACTACTGTACAAAATTACCTACAAAGAAAGCTGCTACCATTAGCTAATGATAGAAGTAATTGTTGGGTGTTTGTTTCCGATTCTACTTACACCCAGCGACTTACCTGTATATAAAGAATGCTATGAAACTAAAGAAAAAGTAGAATATGTTGTTCATCATGGCAACTTAGTATCCAGGTATTTTAAAGAGGACGACATCTTGCAGGCACTAAATGTAATTTACTGCGAAAGCTCAGGAATAGCTGAAGCAGTAGGGGTAAACACAAACGGTACTGCAGATGTTGGACTCTGGCAATTCAATGATGATACATGGGCTTGGTTAAAATCTAAGCTTGATATAGTTAGTAGTAGGACTAATACAGAAGTATCTACAGCAGTGGCTTCTTGGTTAGTTTACAATGACGGTTGGCATCATTGGAACAGTAGTAAACACTGCTGGAAAGGATTTGACAATGAAATGTTGTGGCTTAGAACTAGCAGTATGTAGCGTAACTGACGTAGCATTCTGTTGGTCATGTGAAAAGAATTGGGGTCATGTAGATGACCTGGTCTAACATCAATAGAGAATTTAGAAAAGAAATAGATAAAACATTAAATCTTATATGCGAATTATGTGGCATAGCTTACATGACAAACTTTACATTAGTTAAGTACTGTAATGATTGCATAGAAGGCTTAGAAATGGAGATGGATTATATTGACGAAGATTGATATAAACAAAATAAATATATTTAATAATCCTAAGTTTATGAAAGTATGGGCAAAACAATTTGACCAAGCATGTGGTAGTGATGTGTTTAACATACCACCAGACATGGCAAAGCTTAGGTTTTTAATGGATAAGTTTGTCGTAGATTATAACTTTCATCTAGGACAATTAGAGGAGGAATAATGGAAGAAGATTACATTAATTCAATACTTTTTTATGAAGATAGAACAGAAAACAGATATGTTGATTTTGTTGAGAAGGAATAATGGCTTACTTAGTATTAACTATTGATGATAAACAGTTAGAAACTGTTTGGACACAAGTAAAAAATATTAATGGAGTAGATGATACTGCATTATTAGAGGAGGAATAATGGCAAAACAACTTGTTGATGAATTATATGAAGACGCAAGAAATGGTACTTTACAGTGTCCTAAATGCAATGAAAATATTTGTTGCGAGTGGGAACAGCACACAATTAAAGATATAGATTGTGAAGAATGTGCGTTATTTCAACCTAACGACATAATGGAATACGAATCTTGTTTCAGATGTTCCATTGATGAGGAGGAATAATGCCTACATATAAAATCCTTGTAAGGTTTGATGCAGAAGATTGGGATGACGCTGTTAGCGTTGTAGAAAATATGTATGTAAAAGATTGGATAAATGAAATGGAGGAGGAGTAATGCAAACTAAATTTGCATCTAAAGAAGCTATTTACCATATTACACCTAACGAATCTACGTTAAAGTTTAGAAGATGGGTAAAGAAAAAAATAAAGTTAGCTGATAGTTTAGATAAGTTTGGAGGTAAACGTTTACTAGGAGTAACAGATACAAATACACCTATATGGGTTAGCTATAGTATTGATAGAGAAACATTAACTTGTGAAATAACTTTGTCGCATTCAATGGATACTATACGTAAATCTAAACTTTGTCCCAGACGTATTACTGTAGCTACAGGTGAAAACTTTACAATGATAGATACTGCTATGCGACCAGCAAGTAAACCTGACCATGGTGAAGTAACACAACGTACATTAGATTACATAGAAAAACTTATGTTTTACAATGAAGCAAAAATATATTATGAAGATAACAAATGTACAACAGGTATGTTTATGAAAATATCTAATGCAATATATGAAGGTTCACCAGAAAACTTACGAGTTAGATGGACTGATATAATGAAAGCCTGGAATATGCCAAAAGGAAAGTACTTTACTATCTAATGAATAACAATACATACAGACCTTTGCCTAGTTATATGACTATTAAAGAGTCACCTATAAATGGCCTGGGTCTGTTCTGTAACAAAGTAATTAAAGATACTGAAACATCTTTAGGTATTACTCATGTATTTATAAATGGTGATGAATTTATATATAGAACACCACTAGGTGGTTTTATTAACCATAGCGATAATCCTAATTGCGAATTAATACGTATGGATAAGTCACTTAGTCAAGGTGTTAATCATTTGTTTCCTTTAAGAACAATTAAGAAAGGTGAGGAAATTACATTAAAATATACAATGTATAAATTGTAATGAATAGTTTATCAGAATTAAGAGAACTAGCGCTTAAAAGAGCTAATTACGCATGTGAATGGGCATATTGTAATGAACGTAATTGGTTAGAGATGGCACACATATTAGGTATTGGTATGGGTGGTAGAGATAAAGCTAGTAAATATGATATAAATAATGTAGCAATACTATGTAAAAGACATCACGATATATATGATGGTAAAACAATATCAGGTGCCAAGAGAGATTACAGGGATTTACTTATAGGTTTTTTAAAAAGAGAACGTTCGACTTAAACTATGGACGTTGTTTTTTCTTTTTCTTTCCAATAGTTGTATAAGTTTCTAAAGCTGTCATTGCTTTAGCACGTTGCATATACTGCTGACCACGATAAACATTTGATACATCTTGTGGTGTTAATGTTTGTTTTGTTCCACCACCTGCTGCTTTAAATGCTTTTGCAGCTAATGCTTGGTGTTGTTTAACACGCTTACTTAATTCTTGTTTACCTAATCCAGCTAATCCAGCACCTATAAATCCGTGTGGGTCTGGGTCATATAATTTACTATACTTAGGTGTGCCAGGTTGTTTTTTAGGAGGTACTCTTTTAGGCATTAATAACCTCCAGTTGCAGAGAAGCCACCTTGCTCTTTATATTTTTTCATTTGTTTCTTTTGATGTGGAGTACCAGCATATTCTTGAATAGCTTTACCAGTATCATATGCTATTAGTCCTGCACCTACTACATTGGCTGCACCTACTAATTTAGATGCACCTTTAGCTACTTTAGTAGCTGTACTTAATACATCTTTAGCAGTTTTAGATTTTATTAACATACCTGTTTTACTTCCTGCAGTTACTACATCTGTGTAAATTTTATTTTTAAGAACACTTACTGCAGCTCTGCCACCTTTAGGAATTCTACCAACTTTAGGTTTAGGATAACCTTCTCTTGCATAGGTTATAGTATCAATAACATACTTACCTGCACCAGTACCTTTACCACCTTGTGCAGCATATCTTCCTTTAGTAATACCTCTTTTATCCACTCTTGGTCTACCTACTGATTCAGGAAGTTTTCTTTCTTGAATAACTACTTGACCAAGTTTGCTTAGTTTACCTCTACCACTAAGAGTAGTACTTCTTGCACCTACACGTTCATAACCATATTGAGTTCCATATGTAGTAGTTTGACTTGATACTGTTTTAACACCACGCTTAGAATAATTTTTTGTTGTACTTACTCTTTGTTCTGCAACATCAGTATAATAATGTCCTTCAACACCTTTAATATTTCTTGATACTTCTTTTACAGGTTTATAAGAAGTTTCTACATAGTGTGGAACAAATCCTTTAGCAAATTGTTTTGCACCATATAACGCACCACTAGATGCACCAACAGCAGTAGCTGCACCTACTTTAGGTTTACGTTTTTTAGGTGGGTCTGCTTTAGGCATTATGGATTCAACTTTGTTCTACGGTTAGATATGTTTCTATCTTCCCAAGTTTTTATTTCTGGATTATCCATTTTAACTTTGTTAGGATTAGGTATATCAATACCTGTAGTAATTTTAATTAATCCTTTAGCAAATGTTGTTATAGGATTATCAGAACCACCTGGTAACCAACCTTTATTATATTTTTTATCATAATCATAATAGGTCATACGTTTTGGTTTACCTTTTCCACCACCTTCAATTCTTGGTACATTAGGCATTACTTACTCACCTTACCTTGTGGTTTACCTAATTGTTTTTTAGCAAACTCTTTAACAACTACTAACGCTGCTGCACCACCTGATAACGCAGCTAACTGTAAAGCCTCTGCATCTACACCAACTAGTGG